CGGACACTGGCGAACGATGCACCAGCGCCCCTTGGGGTCGGAGTAATCGACGCGCGGGTAGCGCTCCCATGCGGGTCGCAGTCGCCGGGCGGTCGTGGCACGGAAGAGCGCGCTTTGCATCGCTCGACTCACGGCTTCCTCGCCCTGTCCATCTGCTCGCGCCGCGCCGATCGCAGCGTCTCGCCGGGTGAGAGCGTGATGCCGGCGCCGATGCCTTCGCCACTGGCTTTCACCGCCCGCCCCGCGCCATCATTTTTTCTGCTCCATTTCGATGAGCAAATCCAGGAAGTGCCGCGCCTTCTCCAAATCCTCGATGCCGCCCTTCTGCCGCCAGCGCGTCACGTATTTGATGACGCAGCCCTCGACGAAACCGATGCCGTTGCGGTGTATGAACTCGACGGGCTGGATCGGCATGTCCTTGTAGTGGTTGCCGCCGACTTGGATTTCGAGCGGACGCTGCGGCTCTGCGGCGGGCGGAAATGGCCCAGGCAACGGATAAGTCACCGCTTCCCCTTCCCCGCCGTTGCAACCCCGGCCTGCTCGATCAACTGCATGAGCACAGGCATCACCTGCGCGATCTGCTGAATCGCCTGCGTGCGCTGCGTTTCCGGGTCGCGCAGGAACCGCTCGATCAGCCAGTAGATCGGCGTCATGTCGCCGGTAGACTCGATGATGGCAACCGCCTGATCCGCGCGCAGCGGCCTTTCCTCGTGGTGCGCAAGGCGTTTGGTGAGATCGGTTGGCGATACGTCGAGATCGGCCGCGACGCCGTTCAGGCCCTTGCGAGAGGCGTAGACGGCGTGCGTCAGGACGGCGTGCCAGTCAGGATATCTGGCGGTAAGTCCGGGCTCGAAATCGAGCGAAAGCTGTGCCGATGCCATTACCTGTCAATCCGCGTGGACAGTGGTTGACAGGTAATGGGCAAAAAAAGGGACGATGATGCCGGCATGGACATCCGGCCTATCGGCTGCACGCTGCATCGGCGAGCTCTATACGGGCGTCGCGTTCCGAGCTTGGAATCCGCGCGGGCCGAACATTCCGAGCAACGTGCATGCGATAGGAGAGTCGGCATACCGACCGACTCTCTGAAAACGGATGAGCAGTCCGGTAAATTCACATGGCTGTAATCTCCTATGTTCTTCCCGCGATGTTGGATCACCGGCCGACGCGGTTTCGCCTGTCGGACTGGATTGGGTGCCGCCGCACGGCCGCGGAACGCGACCTGGTCGCAGGAGGAGGTTGCGACTGCGGCGGCGTGGGTCATGCGGCTTCAGCTTTCGACGACGAAGGCTCTGGCGGATTCGCATAGATCCCTTCCCACGTCACCGGCGATCGCTCAACGATCACACGGGCCGTCTCTGGGCTCGGCAACCGCTTGCCTGTCATCCAATGCGAAATGGCTCCGTCGGACACGCCAAAGAGCTTCGCGGCCTTCTGCCTGCCAATCAGTTCGATGTACTCGGTGAGCTTCATGATCGCGCAATCTACAGCAAGTAGATTTTTCGCGCAAGTGGGATCTACTTACCGTCCGTATACTGGGCTATGGCTCGGCGGTAGGCTCCACCGCATGGTGGATTGGGTGGACAGGCTGCGTGAGCACATCGAGCGAAAAGGAATTTCGCAACAGACGCTCGCCTCACGGCTCGACATGACCTATCAGGGCGTGAATCACTGGTTCTGCCGACGAAGAACGCCGCCATTCGATCAATTTCCCCGGATCGCAGACGCCGCAGAGTGTTCGCCCGCGTGGATGCTATTCGGAGTCGGTCCGGAGGAGCCGATCACCAAGGAGGACATGCAACTCGTCCGGGTGATTCGCCAGCTACCTCCGGAAGCGAAAAGCGCTGCTGAGGCGCTGCTGCGTACGATGGCTCAACGGGGCGCCACTCCCCCAAAAACGGGCACTGACGGATAGGGACCATCCCCTCGGGCGATGCGACCGGCTGTAGACGCCGGTCTTTTTTTTCGCCACGTATCTACAGTCTGTTGACATTCTGCCGCTACATGCTGTAGATTCGCCAACGTCACTGTTCGGAGCCCACCATGTCAGCCACCGCCAGCCCCTACGCAGCCCGCATCACTGAAATTGTCCCGAAACGCCAACGCGCGCCACGTAGAGGCGTGGATGCGCGACGCAGCCGGTGGCGTTCTCGACAACATGTCGAACGGCCAATTCCGAGCCGAGGCGCTGGCCTGCGCCCGGCTGGCGCGCATGCAGCCAGAGCTTTCCGAACAACTCGCGCAGTCCTACGGGATCTGACCATGGACGCGCAAACCAGCATCGTCCCGCCGCCATTCGGCCTCGAGGCCGACATCGCCCAAATCCGGCGGCTCTCCGAAAGCAACGGCGCGCATGCCGCGCTGATCGAGATCAGCCGGTATCTGCGGTCGAAGGGTCACGGCCAAGCCGCGACGGATCTGCTGTGCGATGCCGATCGGATTCTGGATCGGGTACGGGAACACGCGCAATGAGCACCCTCGACCTCGCCAACTTCCGCAAATCCCTCGCCCAGGTCCGCGCCGCACTGCGCGCCGCAAAGCAGCCGGGCGCTGAAGCATCGGACGAGCAACTGGCGGCCGCGCTGCTGTCCTACGGCATCGCGTGCGAACTGGCTGATCTGAGGACCCTGCGGGAACAGTTCGAGGAGGCGACGGCATGAACGCCCTCATCACCATCACCGAGGACACGGACGATTTCCAGGTATTCGCCCGCTGCACCGTGTTTCGCGGAAGCGCATGGGCGAAACGAAACTGCAGGAGGGGCTGATGGAACTCGTCCGCACCGCAGAACGAATCATCGCGCGCACGACGTTCGACGAACGCGCTGCGCCCAAAGCGGCTGGATTCCGCTGGGATCCGACAGCGAAACAATGGTGGACAACGTCGCTCGATGTGGCCGCGAGGCTGCGCGACCACGCCGAGGCCGAGCTGCGCGCCGAGCTGGAAGCCTGGGCAGCGAAGGCGCAGCAGGCGATCGAGGCAAGCCGCGCGACCGACTTCCAAGGCGACATCCCGGCGCCGGCCGGGCTCGCCTACCTGCCCTATCAACGCGCTGGCATCGCCTACGGCATGGCGCGCGAGTCGGTGCTGATCGGCGATGAAATGGGCTTGGGCAAGACGATCCAGGCGATCGGCATCGCCAACGCCGACCCGAGCTGCCGCTCGATCCTCATCATCTGCCCCGCCTCGCTCAAGCTCAATTGGGCCCGCGAGTGGCGCAAGTGGGACGTGAAGGGGCTCACGATCGGCACCGATGTCGTGATCGTGAACTACGACATGCTCAAGAAGGGCGAGGCTGCGCTGCGCTCGCGGCCCTGGGATCTGTTGATCGCCGACGAGTGCCACTACGCCAAGAACCCGAAGGCGCAGCGCACCGTCTACCTGCTCGGCGGGAAACTCAAGGAGGGCAAGGGAAAGGCCGCGATCGAGATCGAGGTCGAGCCGATCAAGGCCAGGCGCAGAGTGTGTCTCACCGGGACGCCAATCCTAAACCGACCGATCGAGCTGTGGCCGCTGGTGCATTCGCTCGATCCGCAGGGGCTCGGCGCATCGTGGAAGCGCTACGTGACACGGTACTGCGCCGGGCATCAAACCGCCTACGGCTGGGACGTTACCGGGTCGTCAAACCCGGCCGAGCTGCAGGAGCGCCTGCGCGCCGCGATCATGGTGCGGCGGTTGAAACGCGACGTGCTCACCGAGCTGCCGGCGAAGCGCCGCGCCGCGGTGCTGATCGAGCCCGACGGCGACATGGCGGCGACGATCGCCCGCGAGCAGGCCGAGTACGAGAAGGGCTTGGCCGCGATCGAGGCCGCCCGCGTAGCGGTCGAGCTGGCAAAGGCCGAGGGCGAGGATGTCTACAGCGCAGCGGTGAAGCGGCTGACAGACGCGGCACAGGTGGCATTCGAGGAAGTGTCGAAGATGCGGCACGCGCTGGCCCTGGCGAAGCTGCCGGCCTGCGTCGAGTTCCTGCGCTCCGCGACCGAGGCCGGCAAGGTCGTCGCCTTCTGCCATCACATCGACGTGATGCGCGCGGTCATGGCCGAGTTCGGCGATGCGTGCGTGGGGCTATCGGGCGAAACCTCGCTCGCCGATCGCCAGGCTGCGGTGGATCGGTTCCAGAGCGACCCGAGCTGCTCGCTGTTCATCGGCACGATCAAGGCTGCGGGCGTGGGCCTGACGCTCACCGCATCGTCGCATGTCGTGTTCCTCGAGCTCGATTGGGTGCCCGGCAACGTGACGCAGGCCGAGGACCGCTGTCACCGGATCGGGCAGCGCGACATGGTGCTCGTGCAGCACCTAGTCGTGGACGGCTCGCTCGATGCGCGCATGGCGCAGACGTTGATCGACAAGCAAGCGGTGATCGATGCGGCCCTGGACGACACCACCCGCGGCGAGCTGCTGGCGCAGATCGAAGTGCCGCCGGCCAGCGCGCCCGTCCAGGCCGCGCAGGCGAGCACAGAGCGCGTCACGACCGAGCCAGCGACCAAGAGCGTCACGCGCCGGCAGATCGAGCAGGAAGCGGTCGTGATGGCGCCAGAGCAGGTTGCCGCGGTGCATTCCTGCCTGCGCATCCTGGCGGGCTTGGACGCCGACCGGGCGAGCGACCTGAACGGCATCGGGTTCAACCGCATGGACACCATGATCGGACACTCGCTTGCCGAGCGCGGCGCGCTCACCGCAAAGCAGGCCGCCCTCGGGCTGCGGATCGTGCGCAAGTATCACCGTCAGTTGCCGGGCGAGCTGCTCGCCGCGGCGAAGGGGGCGGCATGAACGCCATCACCATCCTCCCCTGCCCGTTTTGCGGCTACGACGACGTCGAGATAGACGAGATCGACAAGGGCATCCACGCCATCTGCTGCCCGGAGTGC